GCGGCTATCAGTTCTTCCAGCTTACGTTTCTCTTCCTCAATCTCACGGTTTAGCCAATACAATTGCGATAATTCCTTTTTGGTCATTGCGCCACGCTCCCGCTCATGATAAAATAATTTTGTTGGTTAAGCGGGATATTGAAAGCGGTGGGTTTTGGCGGGCCCGCCGCTTTCATTTTCGTGACATCATGAAAATGGTTATTCGTCGTACTAGCGGTTATATTTTACTTTTTCCGTTCTGAACACTCACTCTCCGCAAGCCCCCCACCGCAGGCAGCATAACCCGCAAGGTCTACGAAACTGTCACTGATGTCCGTGCCAGTACGTATCCGCGCGATTTTGACCATAGCCATCATCATACATACGTCTACCGACGATATCACAACGTCCTTATACTTGCCTTGCATGTAGACGCTCCACAGTTTGGCAATAATCCCAAAGTTGTTTTCCGGTTCGCCATAGCTTTTATTGCGATCGCCGCAGACACGTGCCTTTGCAGCGTCGAGGATTTTTTCTCTTACTATTGCCGGTGCATCGAATGGCACAGGCGGTAAATCGTCATGTCTTATACCTTCCACTTACTTAACCTCCTAATCGTTTCGCTTATCATGTGGTGTTCGTATATTGGCTGCGCTTATCGCGCGCGTGCGATTGATGTTAGGAATAATTCGCTCACGACTCGCTCATCTCGCATGAGCGATTACTGCTATAAAGCTACGCCCAGATTTTTTCAAGCTAATCTTAAGCTAACACCTGGCTTTCCGTTCGTGCTGTCTGTTAAATCAGGGCTGACGCAAACCATCCGCACCGGCTTCTCTCAGCCTGTCGGCAAGCCGATCCAATTTCATCTTACGCCACTTCTGCACTTGCGGCCCACAGTTATGTAACAGTATCATCTGCTCCAGCATGATCTGTACGTCAGCTATTTCCTCCGCTATGTTGTCGCGGTTATCTGCGCCCCTGTAATTCTTGCAAAGCGCCTTTTGCAGCTCGGACATTTCCTCAAAAACCACAACGGTTTGCGATTCCGCGCCCCATGTATCAAGGGCGGCTTGGTAAATTCCAGCCTTTTGCCGGGCCAGTTCCACGCGCTTGTCTTTCCATTCAATCTCCTTTAGCAACGCCCATATGGCATCAGCGGCTTCATTCATGATGTCCTCAGTGCCCTCTATTGCCCTGCCCAGCGTTTCACCGTTGCGATATTGTTTGGCGTAGTACCGCAATTTCTTGATTAAAGTCTCTCGCACGGTCAGCCCTCCTCCGTTTTCTCAAAGCGAATCTTCATCTGTGCCGGATAGAGGTCTACTTCCGGCCTGCGTTTACCCGTCCAACGCAATCCTCCGGCCTGCCCAACACATTTCCAGCCTGCTGCCTTGAGACTTGTACCATTTTCGGTGTCCAGAATGTACGTGATGAGGCGCTTATAACCCATAGCCCGCGCAGCTCGCCAAGCTGCCGCATAGAGCATAGAACAGGCATTGCGCGTTCCATCGGTGCAGAGGCGGTTGACTTCCAGCGTCCATCCATCATCGAGATGTCTGGAGATTGGTCTGCCTACGATGGCTACACCCACGATTCTCTCACCGTCCGAACAGCCTATGGAAAATTTATGTCCTGTGACTGGGCCGTGATGCCTGTGGTGTTGTTTGACGTAAGCGTTCGCCTCTTTGAGTGTCATAGGTGTAAGCTCAAGCATTATTTTGGCCACCCTTCACCACACCCCTCAGCGTAACGATCTGCCCCTTGCACTTCTCCACAGTACACTTGCCGTCTTTGTTTGCAAGGCAGGGCTTGTTACAGGTTTTCATGAAATCATCCTTTCCGGTGAGGGCGGGACGCGGTTAAGCATCCCGCCCTTGCTCTTATATGCTACCAGTTACCTTCAATCCATCTGAGTGTATGCAGCTTTCTGATTGCCGCTTGCATTGATTGATTATCTCCTGAACCTGCTCCGGGTACGACACAACAGCAGCTGTCCCTCCTGCGGCGTTGATTTTTTTGATGGCCTGTTCCTGAAGCTTTGAAAGCCTTCCAACGCCAGGGCGCTTCACCTCAAATCCGTAAAAGTGGCCGTCGATTATTGCACAGATATCCGGGATGCCGCATTGGCTGTACGGCCCGGCGGCTGCTTTCCAAATAAAAGCGCAGGGGTAAGTATTCTCCAGCCATTTCTTGATTTTGCCCTGATAATAGCTTTCTTTGCGCGGAGCGGCAGACATATATCACGCCTCCGGGCCGGTGAGAGGAGGGGCCTCCTGAAAGCCTGTGCCACCGGAATCGTCATCGTCCATACCGGCTGGCGGCTCCTCTGCCGGATCAAGAAAAGCAAAGCATTCCCTGTTTCCCGAATTGCTTTCTATCATGTGGCTCGCCATCATGTCTGCGGTATGCAGCGCCCATATGATGGGATATTTCTCAAGGGCATTTGTCAAAGTCAACGCGTCCGCATTGTCGGTAAAACCCATATGCCACCAGATGGCATACATTTCTTTGGAGGTCAGCTTCATATATTCCTTGACGATCATCGCGCTTTTGGCCCCGTGTCCCAACGGCATTTTATCGTCAACGGTGTAAAAAGGCGCTTTCTCCCATTTCCTGGTCGTTTCGTTTTTTACGTTACGCGTGCTGACGCTGTAGAAATGTGTTTTACAGATGTCATGGAGCAGGGCCATTATAATCACGCTTTCATCCGAAACTTCGTCTACCTGCTTCATCGCAACCCGGTAAGCCCACTTGCTTTCCGTGAGCGGAACGAGCAGCCCGCGCAGGGCATTCAGCACGTTTAAGCTGTGCTGCAACAATCCGCCCTCGCAGGAGAGATGGTAACGGGTAGAAGCCGGAGCGGTGTAGAAGTCGCTTTTGCGTATGTAGGTCATGAGGCTGCTGACGCCTTTGCGGCTGACCTTGCCCATTTCCGCCTCAAAGGTGTTTATCAATGCCTGTGTGTTCATAATGTTTCTCCTTTCTATATTACCGCTTTTTTTATGGCAGTGATTTCTGAAATGTTGTTATCGTCTCCGATTTGCGGCGGGTAATACCATCGTTCGGGATCAGTACGGTTTTCCCCGATCCAGTAACCTCCGTCCATACCCCCTTCTTCGGACACCCAATAAGCCTGCCAAATATCGTTGTATATCCGGCGTTTGCCGGGCGCGCCCGCCCAATGGCAGTGACGTTTCCAATAAGGGGAAAAAGCTTCCCTGTACAGGCGGTCGTAAATCTTCCAGACCAGCGTCAGATATTCGTCCCAATCCAGCCGGTCGATGAGCGCCGCCTTATACTGGTCAGCCAGACCACCGGGACGGGATTCATCATGAAGGATGGCTTTGATCCTCAGATCCAGTTCTTCATTGCCCGCCGCGTCCTTCGGGTGGCGGGGAAAGTGCTGTATCAGGAGGGAAAGATCGGCGTCCGCAAACCAGTCGGCATCCGACCGGACTTCCTGTACAAGCCTTCCGTATGCCTTAGCGTAGCGGCTCTGAAGTGCTTGTAGCGGTATCTTCTCCCGGTTCCTACGGAGTTTACCGAAATCCGCTTCAAATTTCTGAATGTGTTCTTTCTGCCGAATGCGTTCTTCTGCTGTCAAAATAAGCGCCCTCCTTTGGTTTGTTACACCTGTTACACCTGTTACACCTAAAAATACATACCCCTATAAAAAAATTTGCAATTTGCAACTGTGTAGTGTAAATTTGCATCAAAAAAAACATCATGGTATATAACACAAAATAGGTGTAACAGGTGTAACACTTTTAGAAATCATAAGAAATACTAGCGGTTAAGGTTCATCTTTTGGAGATATGCGGCATTTTCTCGAACTTTTTTTTGTTACACCTAGTGTTACACCTACGTTACACCTGTTACACCTAACACCATGTCAGTATCCAATTATTAAAAATATTTCTACATTCAGGGTGTGAAAACTTTTTGCGTCGAAAATCTGAAATTTCGAAGTTTGCACAGATTTCGGACTGTTTTTTACAGTTATATCCTCATAATGCCATAATAAGTAAATTTTCGGCCTGATTTGTTACACCTATTTTATTTAATCGAACGGCAATGGCAGGTCTTCATCAAGGTCAATGAAATCAGTTTGTCGTGACGCAGCAGCGGGGTTTTCGTTTTCAGTAATCTTATCCATATGGAATTCAATATACCGGGCAATCTTCCCTCCGAACCGTCTTACAACGGAATATTTTTTATCCGGGCCTAATCCAATAAGCCCCTGCTCCGCCATATGGCGCATGGTTTTCCTCGGAGAAAAGCCGGCTTCCGTAAGCGCCCGGTTTAGCATGGACGGGAAAATGTAGACGGTGCTGTCGTCGCCCTCATCAATAAATCCCAGCCGGGTTCCTTTTACTTCGCCGTCAAAATATATTTTGTTTGCCAGCACCCAATCCGTGACAAATTGAACCGCATTTTCATTGACGTCCGAAGCATTGTTTTCTATCTGTCCCAGTAAAATATTTTCAGCCATTGCCTGCGCCCGCTTCCAGGCGGCGTCGCGCTCGCCATCAAAAAAGATACAGTCAATCATAGCGTCTGCGAGCGCAATGACGGAAACTCCGGATATATGCGCACCGTTTTTTCCTTTGCTTATTGATTGTACGATTTCCCGCATCTGCTCATAAGCGTCTTGGATAGACTTGTCATCCATTGCAATAATCTTTTCCATAAAGGCAGTCCCGGCCCAGCCGTAGTCGGAGGCTGTCTTCTGGTGCATCAGCGAGGCTTCCTGTTCGTTGCTGAAAGGCCCTCCGTAAATTTCCAACGCGCGGGTGCTGACGCCTGTCATTGTTGTTTCTTTGGCGATTGGTTCCTCGCCGGTAGCAAGAATAACCGAACGCCATTGGCTGGTATTTTGCAGGCCCCCGGTTTTATTCCCTCTCTGCCTGCCAGACCCGGAGGACAGCATATAAACCTTCCGGAAGAGGTCGTCATCCCTCGTGGAAAGCTGCCGCTCATCCACGCCAAGCGGAAGATCGCAGCATAAAGCCGCCGTCCGTTCCAGCGCTACCTGCGTGGCGTTAAAGCTCACCATAAGCCGTTCCGGGTCGCCCCAGGCAGATAACCCGGCTTTCATCGCGGCGGTTTTACCCCCTTTGGAATCGCCCCAATTATACACGATAAACGGCCGCTGTTTTACGATCCGAAGCAGCGGGGCGGCGAACGCCGACGCGAGTATGAACCGGAATTTATCGTTTTCCCTGTATGGCGCCATGTGCGCTGCCCAATTTTCAAGCGTCCCGCTCGTGCAGTATGCCGCTGCCATGTTCCTTTGCGTGGGGTCTATGTCCAGCGTAATCCCGTCCGCGTGGCCGGGCAGGAACCTCCGTCCCGGCTTCCAGCCGAACGCAGAGGTGGACGTGTTCTGCGGAATGACGTCAATATTTTCGGCCTCCAGCGCTGCGAGGAACGTAACAAGCCGCCTTGCGTTTTCGGATGTAACCGTACAGCCGAGGTCGGCCAGCTCTGTTATTTTCCGGCTTGAGAAAATGGTAGAGCGGGGATAGATGGCGGTGTGCCAGCGCTTATCACGAAGGAAAGCTATCTCCATGCGTTCTTCTCCCGTTTCCAGGCTTTTAAGGCGCTTTGTCAGTATGATTGGCGTCCTGCATATATTGACGGGCTCCCCGGTTTTCTTGTCGGTAACGATGATACCCTCTTCCGAATAAGACCACCCCTCCGGCTGCCTGAGACTGATAGGCGCACCGGGTATTGCCTCTGGCATCAGCGCCTGATCGATATCCAAAGGTTCTGCTTTTGACAGAGCGGAACGGATCAGTTTTACGCCTTCCGCGCGTCCATGAGCAAGGTACAAATCCGACGGATCCTTTGCCCCGAGTGAGGAACACTCCCACTTTAAGATCTTGCCGGAGAAGCCGCCGTCCCGCAGCTCGCGCAGGACTTTTGTAATGAATGTATCCCCGCCTTTGTCCGGTTCCTTATGGAGGTAAAGAGTCAGCCCGTCTAAAACTGCCGCCTGTTCCGCTTTAAACATAGCCGCTCCCGCCACGCCAAGCGCCGGAAGGCCCATATACCACAGACTTTGAGCGTCGCTTTCACCTTCGACCAGAATCGTCCATCTTTTCTGCCGTATGATGGGAAGTGTCCACGCGCCGTACAGACAAACGTGTCCGGCAGAACCGTAACGCCACCGGAACTCTTTATTGGCGAAGCGCTTCCGGAAAGTTATCTCCCTGCCTTCTTCATCGCAGTATAAAATTTTAAGGAACGTGAGGCCGTTGCGTTCGCGTCCGGTGCTGGCCCTGCACCGCTCCTTTAAAAAGTCCACTGGCAGGTTCTTGTCCGCGCTGTATTGCTCAAGAGTGTATGCTTCCAGTTCCCGGGCGGCATTCGTTTTCCGGCCTTTTGACGCATTGTCTCCAACCCCATATTTTTTCAGGATATCCTTGTAAGCCTGCGCGTTATCTACGCCGTTGATTCTTGCCCAGAAAGATATAAAATTCCCGCCGTAACCCTCTGTAAAGCACTGCCATTGGCCGGTTTTGAGATTCACTGAAAAGCTGGGGTTCCTCTCTTTATGAAACGGGCAAAGCCCGATCAGCCCATCGCCGGATATCTTCCATTGCTTAATGATGGCAGTGTACTCCGCCTTATAGTCTACGATCCTGTCGAGATCAATTTTATTCGCCATGTATTCACCGCCAATCATTCTTTATGGCCACAGGTCTTATTTTGGGGTAAGGCGGACACTACTTCAAGAGCAGTGTCCGCCAGACAGAAATATCATGCAAACGGCAGATTGTCGTCGTTATAGTTATACGGCGCGTCAAAGTCGGAAGGAGGGGGCGGCGCGTCATACCTCGCGGGAGTATCCAGCTCTGGGGCGTCTTCGAAATCATCAGCTGATATATCCACAGGGTTCCCGCGTTCCGGAACAGCGGTGTAATCATCCGCTGTGAGCGCGACGTTCTGGTACTGACTTTTGATACGCTTACGCATCTCCTGCACTTCTTTGGCGACGGCAGGCGGGAGCAGCCCGCTCTTTTTAATCACGACTTTGCTGTATTTTATACCGCCTGCGTTTTCGGCCGTGGTAAGCGTCAGTTTTACGATGAGTCCGGTATAAGGCACCCCGCCAGCCATAATTGTCGCAAGCTGTTTCCCTACGTCCCGTATGGAAGTGGGCGGCACGGTCAGAAGGTAAAAGTTCGGATCCCCGTCCATCATCATGTAAAGGCGGCGCATGTTCTTGCAGGCTTTGCCTTTGCCGAAATTTCCAAGCTGGTCGCGGGCTGAACCGAACTGGTTCATGGGGCAGGATTCGCAATTCCTTGTCCGGTTTGTGCTTCTGTCGAATCCGGTTTTCCCGTCCATGCTGGAGCACAGGGGGATTTTGCCCTGTTCGCCATCCCCGTAAGCCCCTTCCCAGTAACCATTAGTCCGGTGCGTGAAAACGATAACTCCGGATATCGCTTTCATGGGTTCAGTATCGTCCTCGTTTTCGCCGTCTACCATGTAAGCAAGGCTGCCGCCAGCCGG